AAATCCATGTGCTCCAACTCCCATACTTGTTGTTGCATGGACTTGATAATTAGGTGCATCACCTCCAATACCTATATTTCCAGTAACAGTAATTCCATCAGATTCAGTGTTTAGTTTCTTACTGTTGTCGTAATAGAGTTCTACGGCTCCATCTCCAGCACACATTATATATGGTTCACCACCATCACCCTTGCTAAGTTTCAACTGATCACTAGCTAAAACTAAATAATTTGTAGTGTTTGCAATTCTCGAATTACTTCCATCATGGTAGAGCTGGAGATCATCTCCATTTCCGAGTTTTAATTTGACATTATCATCACCTGCATAATTAGTAGTAGCTTTAACACCAGCAGAAACAAGTAAATCTCCTGTTACTGTTGCTCCCGCCGAGGTCGTCTCAAACTTCTTACTGTTGTCGTACATTAATTGGATACTGCCGTTAGCAGCACCAACAATTAAGTTTTCATTACGAGCGTTGTTTTCAAGTACAAATGAATCACTAGCTAAAGCTAAAAATCCTGTGGAGTTTTTTAGGATAGAGTGTGAGCCATCATGGTAGATCTCTAAATCACCACCAGTTCCAAGGATAACCTTCTTACTATCTCCAAGACTCTGATTACCAGTAAACGTATTAGCTCCTAATCCAGCTAAGCTACCAGTAGCTGTTACACCACCTTGCCAAGCTGATCCGTTATATACTCTTAGCTCATTAGAACTTGTATCAAAGTAAAGATCACCTGTATCTAAGCTAGATGTAGGTGCTGAACTTGCTACACGGTACTTATCAGAAAAGTCATTAACATTAGAGATATTGGTAGCTACTGTATTTACATTAGAGATTGAACCTCCAACAGTATTAACATTTGATATCGAACCAGCTACGGTATTAATATTTGATGCATTACTTACAGCTGAGTTGATGTTAGACGCATTACTTACAGCTGAGTTAATATTAGATGCATTACCTGCTACTGATGTAACATTAGAATTATTACCTGCAACAGCATTAATATTTGTTGCATTACCAGCTACAGAATTAACATTACTGATAGAACCAGCTACTGTATTTACATTAGAAATACTTCCAGCTACTGTTGATACTTCTGTTGCTATAGGTACTTGTCTATGGAAAGCGTAAGTATGTAGAGTCGAAGTTGTTTCAACAATAAGACCAAAATTAGCAGCATATGTTGTGCTATTAGCTAGACCTGTAATCGTTACTGTATTACCAGACCCTGCACCATTACTAATCGTTGCCACTCCAGACCCATTGGAGACCAAGTTACTGGAAAGAGCCTTGATACTAACAAGAGTACCTGCCCCATTATTAACGTCAGGATTAGCAGCGGGAAAAGATGTTTCATTTGCTATCGGTACAAAACCACCTACATCATCAACAAGATCAATAATCCTGTCATTGATAGCAGCAGTTGTAGCTATTGTTGTGTCATTATCAGGGAATGTTTGACCATCCTTAATTGTATCACCAGTACTTACATTAAAGTATCTAGCATCTGATGCTGATGTAGTAAAGAATGAAGTATCATTAGCACTAGCAGATGCTTGCTCACTGTTAGTTACAACAGTTGCTGCATTCAATTTATCTGAAGTTATAGAACCAGTTGCGTAGTGTTCATTATCTAAAGCACCAGCTGCTATATGTTCTGAGTTAACTACATCGTCTTGTATATTATCACCATCTATAACATCATTAGCAAGATGAACGTGATCTATACTGCCGTCTGTATAGTGCTCAGAATTAACAGCATTATCAGCTAATTTTGTACCATCAATAGCATCGGCTGCTATTTCAGATGTAGCTATAGTACCGCTTGAAGCTGCAGTAATTCTACCTTGAGCATCAACTGTTAAATCAGCAGCACTATAAGTACCAGCTGTAACAGAAGTATTAGCTAATTTATCAGCTGTAACTTGATCATTACCAATATGTGCAGTATCAATACTACCATCAACGTAGTGCTCACTATCAATAGAATCATCAGCAATCTTACCTCCATTGATAGCGTCAGCAGCTATCTTATTTCTAGTAACATTGAGATCAGCTATTTTAGCTGTTGTAACATTAAGAGCAGTTATTTTAGCAGTTGTTACTGAATCAGTACCAAGAGCTGTAGTATCTACAGAAGCTGGAGCATAATGTTCTGTATCTAAAGAATCAGCTGCAATATGCTCTGAATCTACAGCATCGTTTGCTATCTTAGTTCCGTTAATTGCATCAGCTGCAATCATTCCTGTAGCAACTGTTCCTGTATCTCCTGTAGTTACTACTGTACCTGTTACGTTAGGTAGAGTAATAGTTCTATCAGCAGTAGGATCAGCTACTGTTAATGTTGTCTCATGTGCATTATCTGTTGCTCCTTCAAATTTAACTACGACATCCTCTGCTAAATTGAGGTCTCCTGTCATAGTACCGCCAAGATTACTTAAGTATCTTTCGGTAACTTCTTGAGTAGCATATAAATTCTGGGTGAAGTTATCGTTCAAATCCTCAGATTTAAGAGCTGAACCTGCATAAAAGGTGGCTGGTAGGCTGTCTGAATCTGTCTCTCTAAATATTTTGATTTTGACTCCTGTACCCGGAGCAGTATTAAATTGTATTGATGTAGCAGAGGGGTGGCTGAAAGCTGTAGTGGCAGTACCATCTAATGTAGCTTTAATTTCTGTCTGCTTCAGGTAAGGGAATGTAAAATCGTATTCTCTTTTACTATTATTACCTGTATATGAATTTTGTGTAACAGCCATAGTGCTTGTTATTTAGCCATCTGTAAAAGTTTTCTAGTCTCTAATTCTTTTTTCTGTGTATCATGTGCTCCTTGAACATCACCTTGTTTCATCTGATGATCAACTTTTTGTTGTTGTATAATAGTATTTTCTACATCTTTATTCATATCTAGCCATTCTTTTTCAGCTATCATATGAGCTTCATCAATTAGTTTATCTAGTTTAGTGAATAAAGGTAACTTCTGAGTTTTAAGTTTGATCATTGGATTTTCTAAATCCTGACCAGTTGCCCGATGAGCACGTAATAAGCCATGTTGCTTGTTCAGTTCCTTATCCTTCATCAAAGGTATAAGTCCTCTATAAAGTTCCATTTGACCTATACGCTTATAAATCCACTCTCTCTGCTCTTCAGTATACTCATATGATCCAGTTGTATCCATTTTAAGTCTACCTAGACCATCCCATCCAGATTCTCGTAACCAATCTCTCCAAGGCTCATTGCCATCAGAAACCTTGATAGGACTAAAAGCATTTGCGAGTCTAAGAAGTGGATTCTTGATATCATTAAGAGGTAAGTTAGTCCAGATATCTATCTGATCTGGTAAGAAACTAGAAGCTATAGGTATTTTATTCTGAACATATTTTAGAATACCACCTTGAATATCTTTCTGTGTTGAAGTAATAGCATTACTCATTACACCTAAAGCGCTTGATTGAGGTATTATTGCTCTAGTCATATTAGCAACAATAGCTTCAAATCTAGTTAAGTCACCTGATTGAAGAGCTATAAGAGGCTCTAGACTAGTTAAAGGTGTTTCATTAAGGAATGTAGCTGATATAGTCCACATAACCTTTGCTTGGATATCTTCAGCAAATGGTTGATCTATATCTCTAGCATAGTATGCAAGGTCTCCTAGTATACTTAATACAGGATCTACACCTACTATACCTTTATAGTTTATCCATTTACCACCTATATTTACCATCTTAGGTATGTATCCTAATTGGTCTCTTTCTTTATTTCTACGTGATGCGTTGTAGTGACCATTTCCTGTTATGTTACCAGCCATAGCATAGTCCCATAAAGATTTAGTTAATAGACCACTAAAAGCCATTCTACCAGTATATTCAGCTCTTAAGTTCTTGAATATCGCCATTGCATTAGGAGTAGTAGCCATGTCTATTCCATGCTCTGCTAATGCTCTAGCTATATCATCATCCGTTCTAGCCCAAAGAGTTTTACTATACTTATTAATTCCGGGTATAAGTTGTAAAGGAGTCCAAGACACAGCATTCCTTACATAGTTACTACCAGTTCTAGGGAACATAAGTAGGAACTTACTAATAGGATATGCAGTAGTACCTTGATTAATCCAAGTAGATAGTTTATCATCTAAGTTTAGTGCTACTTCACCTTGTAAGGCTGCTAGTGCATCATCCTTAATTAAACCATCAGCATCGAATAAAGCATCATAATGTATCTTCTCAGCTTTTGCTAGCTTTGATGGATCTGCATAACCAAATTCAGTAAAGACATCATCATAAGCTCTCGTTCTAGCTACGAAATGAGCTAAGTGTGTCTGACTTAATCCGTCAGCAAACGTCATTCCTGTTAGACCATATCTTAAAGCTGGATGCTTGGACATCTCAAATAGAGTCTTAGCCATATCATATTGCATTACTCTACCATAATTACCTTCAGCTTCCCATACTCCTCGCATATCGTCCATGATTTCCCAAGCCTTATCCTCTTTAAAGACAAAATCTTTACGATAAGCTTTGGTCATGAATTTAGGATCTTTATGAACCTTCTTCATCATCGTGAATGCATTTACTAATGCTCTCTGATTCGTCTCATGAACAGCAGCATTATAGTATATAGTCCTTTTAATACCGTCAAAATTATCAGTTACACCCCACATAGCATGACCTAATAGACCTGTAATAGGTCTAGTAATAAGTTGTGAAGTATTACCTACTAAAGCTTTTAAAGGAGATTTACCACTTAATATGTTATTATATATTACACCCCAAGCACCTCTAGTAAATAGGTTTAATTGTGTAGGATCTGGACTCTTAAGCATACCCAAAGGTGTTACTTGTTCAGCAGCCCATCTCATTAACTTAGCTATACTATCTACATCTCCATCAGTGTGAGCAAATGCATCAATTAACGGACGCATAGCTAAAGGGTTTGTATCAGCTAGTTTCTTTAACTCTTCAGTTAACTTAAGATTCTTAGCGTGTATAGCATTCTCAGCAGATTTAAACTCTTTAGATAAGATTTCAATGGCTTCACCAATTGGCTTATCATCAGGTATAGCATCGAACCAGTTCTTATATCTTAAACTAGAACCAGCTACATACTTATTCAAAGCATACTCATCCATCAAGAACTGCATCTTATCAATAATAAGATCCATTGCTCTAGGATCGTCTACAAAAGGTTGTAGTTGTTGAACAGTTTCAGCAAGTGTTGCTGCTTCTCTTCCTAAAGTATCCATAACTCTAGCAGAAGATTCAGCTATCTTTCTACCTAAGAATCTATCTGTTAAGTCTCTCATAGCAAAAGCTGCTGCTCTAGCCTGTTCTTCGTTGATATATTCAACTTGGAACTTACCTAAAAGGAAGTTCTTGACATCTTTGTTCTCTGCAAATAATTTACGAACATCGTCTACAGACATATCAGGGTTTACAATATCCTTGTAAATAGCCCATGCAGTTTCATTCATCTGTTTAGATGAGAATCTAAATCCATCTACCAATGCATTAAATCTACCTGTATCCCTAGCTTGTTCAGCTACACCCATGATAGCATCTCTAGAAGTACTACCTACCATTAAACCTTTAGCTCTCATAGCTTCAGTTATAATAGGTGCATTATCTCCTGTAGATATACCAGTCTTATTAGCAGCTACATCAGCCATATTACGGGCTACATTACCCGGAGGTACTGATTGTCTAGCATTACCAGATTCACTTAATACAGGCGTTATATCAGGGTCAAATACGTTAGGATCTGCTCCTTGCTGTAGTTTATTAACAGCAGCAATATTACGTTCAGATGCAAAGCCATCATCTAGTGCATCTAATGCAGCATCAAGATCATCAATCTGATCTAATTCTGACATCAACCTCATTCGTTCGTCAATCAGATTAGCTTGCATTTTACTAGATATATTGTCACTACCTAAAGCTAACTGAGTATCAATCTCTTGAATCTTAAGTAGCTTTTCAATGTCAGCTTCTTTGACTACTGATACTTGTTTATATCTTGCAGCAGTTTCATCGAGTGGTTCCATCCACTCCATTGTTCTTTTACCACCTTTAAGCTGTATAAAGCTTCCTAGTACTGTACCTAATGCACTAAGCCCAGCAGTATCAAACATGTTCTTATACTTCCTAACTCTAGGACTATCACTATCTAAAGTCTTAGCCCAATCAGGAATTGGTGCCCAACCTTCAGGACCAAATACACCGGGAGCAAAATCATTTAATGCTCTTAATGCATTGTCATCTGTACCTACATCACTAAGACCAATAACTGCAGCTTCTTGAGCACTGTATGCTCCCATAGCTATTAGTCTCTTCTGATACTTAGGCATATCAGCTGGTAGTTTATTTAGATTATTTTTAACAGTTTTACCACTTAATATAGAAGGTACAACAACAGACAGCATCCTTCTAGCACCTTGCATAAAGCCAGTTTTAGCTCTAGTCTTCCTGTCATAGTAATTATCTAAGGCTCCCAATCCGGGCAGAACTCCAAGATAATCCATCCACCAGTCAGTAGTTGCACCTGCACTTAGATCAGTTAAATTCCTAATAGTATCAGAAAATCCAGCTGCAGAATAGTTATCATACTTTTCTTTTCTTTCGTCTTTTAAGCCTTCATACTGTTCAGGAGTCATACCATAGTATTTATGATACCATGCTTCTTTAGCTAACTCTCTTTGTTGAGTTAAAGCTTCATCCTTCTCCCAGATAGAACCAGTTGTTATCAAGGATAAGCGTGGGTTTGGAGACTTACCAATATCTTTCCAGTTATTGTACTCAGCCCACATCTGTTTTTCATTCTCTTTGTCAGAAAGATCTACTTTACTAACAGTACCTTCACCTCCTTGACCGGGAAATTTCCCAGCTGGAGGTGGAGTAGGAGTTTGTTTTGGTACAGTAGTATCTCCACTGAATGTAGTTTGAGCCTGATCTTCAGCAGAGATTGGTTGGAGTTGTTGAGCAATCAGACCCTCATCTTTTTCTTCCTCTTCGTTTAAGAGGAGATTTTCATTTGTTATTGCCATATGTTTTTAAATTCCGGGCATGAACATGTTTCGGTCAGTGTCAGGATTACTATTCTGCCAACCACCTAAAAAGAAGTTTTTCAGTACACTTTGTACGGCTCCTTCTTTCTTTTCTACTTTTATTGCTTCTTGTGATTTTTGTGAAGTATCATAAATACCCTCATCAGCCATTTTACAAACAGCACCTACTACACACTTATCGGGTTCACTTAGAGTACTAGTATCTGCTTTCATAATTATAGATTTCTCATAGTTATCTGAAGCAAAGTCTACAGAATCTGGCTTGATTGTTGTATCAATACCTACACCTTTAAAGTATGCATTCCATATATCTCTTCTACTATATTCTGTACCATCTTTACTTTTAGGTTGATACTTATAGATATGCTCTATTGTTGCATTAAAAGGTACTGGTCTGCCTTCATTAATAGCAATTACAGCATTGTCAGCCTCATTAAGAGAAACTAGATATACTCTATTATTAGCATCTGTACCAACTTGAAATTTACCATCTTTAGCAAGATCATCCATTCCATTACTGAAAGCAATTTGATTTTTAGCACTATTAACTAAGAATTTATCTTCTACTTGCTTTAGTGTTGCTTCAGTTTTTTCGTTATCTGTAGATGCGGCAGGGTCTATAAGAAATTTAGTTGAAAGAGCATTCGTACCAGCGTTGCTTCTTCTGTATACACCTTCACCCATAGTTCCATCAGCATGTTTAACATTAATTTTTCTGTTAATTTCTGTTCGTACTGCAGCTATTATGGCTGAATCAGTTGCTGTAGGATCTTTCTCATACTCTTCTGCAAGTGTAGCTAGAAAATCTTGTTCAATGTATTTAATTGTAGCTTGGAAATGTTCAGTATTTAATGCAAGTGGTTTTGCAGCATCTGTACCTAGTATTCCCTGTAGAATACTTGATCCTTTTGCAGTTAATTTAGCTCCAAGAAGATCTTTTCTTTCTAGTATTTCTAATTGCTTTAACTTACTTTCCCATTGTTTTTGTATAGGTTCAGGTAAATAAGAAAGATGTTCTCTTAAACTGTTCAAATCACCTGCTTTATAATCTCTAGTTAATTTTGCTGTAACAGTATTTCCATTAAGATCATACTGATTATATACTTTATAATTACCTAGAAACTTCATGGTCTCACTATCAGCACCGCGATGTGCGTTTTCTTTCATTAAGCTAAAGATAGTAGCATCATCAGATAAATCTATGTACTCTGGATTTTTTGAACCATCTGGTAAAGTAGGTTTTATAGTACCATTTACTGATCCAAGGCCACGTTTTTTTAAATCTTCTACCGTGGTGTAATCATCGACGAGTTTCTTTTCATCAGCCTTTGTTTTCTCTTGCTTCTCGTATGCATCGTAAGCATCATTAAACTCCTTTAGGAGTCTTTCACCATGCTGACCAAGCCAAGTATCTTTTTCATTATACTGCATGGTTCTACCATCGTCTTCATATTTTACGTCAGCTCCGGGTTTGAGCTGAAGAATTGTATGACGTCTAGCTTGTTCTCTACTTTTAAATCTTCCTGACATAATATCAGACTTCATAATAGCTACTTTATTATTATAAAGATTATTTTCAGTAGGTTTAATAACTGCACCATTATCATCTTTCCTCCAACCAGCACCATAATATGCAACTCTAGTGTTGTATTCGTTATTATATACTATAGCAGAAGGACCACTTACAACTATAGTACCATCATCACTAACAGCATAGTTATTTTTTCCAACTAAATTCTTAGTTGATTCACTAAGTGTATTTCTATACTCTTCATCAGAATTAGCTTGAGAGGAATCACCGAGTTTCTTTCTTTCTTTAGTAGCTTCCTCTTCTACACCTTCTAAGAATTCTCTACCAGCTTGAGATGATGGATCAACACCATAAGCCCTCATCAATTCCCTAGCTCTTAAATAGTAGAACTGACCAACAGTGTCTTCATTCCATACTAAAGCTGGTTTGTGTTGTCCAGCTTTCTCATGGCCCTCTGGGTATTTTCCTGGCCTTGCAGCTAAAGATCTTAATTCTCTAGCTTCATTAGGCCAATTATTTAGTTCCCTTTGAAGTAATGCTAACTTAGTTTTATGGTTCATCCTGAACCCTAACTCAACTATGTGACCTAAGTACTTACTCTTCTGTTCAGGTGTAGCATTCTTATCTCGAAGGATATTAACTGCTTCATCAAGCTGTGCTTTAGAAGCTATGTTATTTAATTTAGAGTAACTAGCTTCAAACTTTATGAATTTAGGATCTTTGAATATTGCATCCTGTTGTCTGTTAGACTGCTCTGTAGTAGCAAGATCTTCTATTTTAAAAGCTGCTTTTATATACTGATCAGCATAGGTACTAGAAAAATCACTCCAGAATTTAGCTTTCTTTTTATATTCATCTGCTTCACCCATCAATCTATCATATTCAGTTTTACCTCTAAACTGAGTATTCTCTATAGCGAGATTATCTCGTTTGTTATAGAAGTTTTGTAACTGTCTATTATGCTCAAGTTCTCTTGCAGCAGCACCACGCATCTCTCGGAGATGCTCGCTGCCCATCTGTGCTTCTTCTCTTTGTTCATCTTTCAGGCTTCTAATCTGGCGTTCTTGTTGATCTTTAAGTGCCCGTAGGCCAAGATCGCCAAAGTTAGCTGCCTTAAAACGACCCCCTTGGGAGTGTCTTTTGTATGCCATAATTAATTAAAACCACCCTCGGTCTTTTCCTGTAGTGAATGTGTCTATCCCAGTATTTAATATACTTGGTATTGAAGATGCCCATGAAGCACTCTTAGCTGCTCCTACATCAACTGTAGCTCCCTTAACTGGCGGTGGTCCGAAGTGGAAGTCCATTAATGGTTCAGGATCATCATAGATAGTTCTAGGTGATGGGATAGGTTCGATAGGCATCGGTAATTCACCGGGGTCTAACATCTTCTCAGCCCATGCTGCTAAATCAGCAGAGAACTTATCATTTTTTATTTCTTCTAATGCTGCTATATGATTTGCACCTGCACTTTCTAACCCTGCATTCAAAGCAGCAACCTGATAACCAAAACTAGCAGCAGCAGATTGATGTGTTTTACCTACTGATACACCAGACTGCCCTAGTGCTCTTAACTCGCCTTCTGCTTGTAAATGCTTTATACGTTGTTGTTGTACATCAAAAGTAGCTTCTGTATGTATCTCATCTAATTTTCTGTTTTCATTATCTACTGCTAAAGCAGCTGCTCGTTGATTGTAAGATGTCTTAGCTCCAAATAATTGATTAGATCTTTCAAACTGAGCTTCAAGTCCAGCTTGTTCTCTATTTCTAATCATCAACTTTTGAGCATAAGCTTGGGAAGCTAATGCATCACGATAGTCTGCTGCGTTATCCTCGTTTAGTCTTTTAGTTGCAGTCTCTTGTACTCTATAAGCGTGTTCAGATCTAAGCTGATCACCCTTCATATCATAAGCGTCTAGGTTATACTTATGTTGTCTTTCGACTGCTTCGTTCTGTTTCTCAGCTTGCTTACCAGCAGCTTTAGCTTTCTTATGACCACTAAAAAGACCGATACCTACACTAGCTGCTAATTGCCACCAGTGACTTTCTACACCAGACTCAGCCATCACCTTCTCGTGTGGCTTCATCATCATCATTTCGTGTTCATTAGCTGGAACACCAAAATCATTTATCATCATATTTTAAAACCTCTTATAGAATCTCGGTGAATAATTACCTTCCCACATCATTGAATTTAAAGACACAGGGAATGGTGAATCATTAAATATCCTCAATTGGAAGTTATCTGATTTTTGATGTATTGGTATAGTAAACACTGATTGTTCACTTAATGCTATATCATTAGCTAAGTAAGCATCAGCCATCTGTGTAGGACTAAGTTTATACCATTCATCTAAATATATAACAATATCATCTGCACTATATACAAGTATATTACCACTACCAGATGCAGGTGCTGTCTTAAATATAATATACTGTTTAACTATATCATAAGTACTAGAATCCTGAAGAACTCCTCCTATTTCAACTCTAACTTTAGTAAGATCATTAGGTGTATAAGTTAAATCAAATGTAGTTTCAGTTCCATCTCCACTTAAAGTTTTTAGTTCACTAGAAGCAGCAGTTAGGGTAATCTTAGGTAATGTTCCTGTAGAATCTACAGTATAAGCATTACTTACTACATTATTTATTTTAACTTTTATCTGCTCATCATCAATATATTTTAAATCAGATTGATCCCATTGATATACAGTAGTAGTTCCATCAGCTGTATACTCTCTTTTACCTTGTCTAGAACCTGTAGATTTAAGTTTAAATCCCATTACACCAGACAACCCTACAGCAAACTTCATTCTAGCTACAGTTAAGGTAGCAGTATAATCTGTTTTCCTTTGACCTTCATCAGTTCTAACATATGTCTTAGGTAATATAATATCTAAATCATATTTCCATCCAACTACTACATCATCTTCAACAGACGTTAAATCTTTCCATTCTACTTTAAAGTAAGGATCACCATCATTTGTAATTACAGTTGGTGTTGTAGTAAATCCAGATTCAATGAACTGTCCAGTTGCAGTTGTACCTTTAATGATTATAACAGGAGTTAATCCTGATACATTATTCCAAGGTATATAACATTTAGAGAATTTATTAGTAGCATCATAATCTACTTTATTATTCCCTGCTGCATTACTAGCTGAAGCATATAGATCCATACAAGGATTAATTCTACTACCATCATTATTAACAATAATAGCGTCAGATGGACTCTGACTTAAACTAGCTACACTTAATGTAAACTGACTACCTTGTTTAGTGACAGCAAACATTTCATCTGAATCAAGAGCCATGCCTTGTACATTACCCATCAGCTGCCAGTTATACCATGACTCCATTACATTGTTTTTACCATCATTATGTGTCCGATAAAAATAAATCTTATTATCTGACTGACTAGACATAGCTAAGAATTGGTTCTGTGGACTCGCAATAAACGTATCTATTGTAGCCGGAACCCACTCATTTACAACTTTACCAATGTCTAATACTTGAGGGTTCTCGTCTTGACCACGTGTGACCATTCCGAATACTCTAGTATATGCTGGAGTTTTACTTATGAAATTAATATTAGTACCCATATCAATAGGATCTACATCTGTATCCATCTCATAGTTAGATATAGTTCTGATTGTAGTTGTAGAAGGTGTTAGAATTCCGTTACCAGAACCCATTAGGAATTGCTGACTCTTACTAAATAGGACTAAACCCTGTGTAGTAGGAATCACACCATGGAGTGCTGCTGGTCGAATTGCTGAACAACTTAAATCTACTGGATCTGAATCAGTCTGTGTCTGAGCAGAGATAGCATAGAAGTTATAGAAATCCTGTGTCTGACTTAAAGCTACATTATCTTTGGATAATATGCCAAGTCTACTGTTATGGAAAAATGATTGTTGTATTTTCTGTCCAACAAAACTGGGTTGTGGATTAGTTATATTATCACCTACTTTTCTAGCTGTCCAAGTTATCTTTCTAAATGTAAATGCATTGGTACCTGTATTAATCAATTCATGTGGCATAGTTGTATCAACTAGACCTGTAGATACGGTTGGATCTACTGTTTCAGCCCAATAACCTCTACCAGAAGTTCCGTCTTCTGCTACAAACTTAGCCCAATATGTATCATATACTGAATCAGTATTGACAACTTTAACTGTTCTATCGTGTACAGAGTTGAAAGGTAATTGCGATACATTATCAACTACATCTTGAACTACATTTAATTTATCATTAGTTACTCCACCAGAAGCAGTAACTTTAAATTCAGTAGCACCACTATTTCTTTCTAAATGTAAAGCGTCGTCATACTTATCTACTGCTAGGTTAGATATATTTAAAGCAAGTATTCTAGTTCGTAATTCAGTTAGTAATTGATCATAAGTAGCTGTAGCAGGGGAATCATACTCTGTTATACTACCTGCATTACTACCGTCAATATCACTAATAGTTACATTATACTTACCTACTGGACTACCAGCTAATACTAATGCAGCTCTAGCTTTTGTCTTATAATTAGGTGCATCTAGTTCTTTAACTGTATATAAGTTATTAGTTATAATAGATGTATCTTGTACAGTTAGTACATCATAATTTGTACGTGTTCCTAATAAATGTGATTGTGCTCCTGAACCGTAAGTAATAGTACACGCTACACCAGTAGTAGCATTCCATATATCAATATCACCTAAAGTTATAGTTCCAACTACATTAGCTCCAGTACCAGCAGCAGATGCTGTTATAGTAATAGTATCATTTGTAACATATCCTGTACCAGCATCCTTAATTGTAATACCAGTTACAACTCCTCCAGAAGCTGTAAGATTAACAGTTGTACTATCTTTATCCCCTGATCCGCTTGTAGCATTAACAGCTACCCCTACTTTATCAGTAGCTCCACTAGTTCCGTTACTAGTTACTGCTATTGAAACAGGTTTAATACATCCTATATATTTTTCATCATTATCTCTATGTATATAGAACCACTTACAATTATCATAAGTAGTTCCAGTACCTAAATTGGATATCCATTTAAATCCTGGTCTTTTAGTAAGACCAAAGGTAGGATCAGGATAACCATTTAAGCATTCTCTTACTTGATTTGGTAGTTTCTTATCATCAGATTGTCTTGAGACTCCCCCTAGATAATTCGGAACTCGTTGTGTTACTGCTGCCATTATCTTTTAAGTGCATGGAATGGTTGATAACCTTGATAGTAATTCTGTTGACCTTGGGGATGACCAAAGAATGTGTACTGACCTTGTTGTGTTTCATACTCTAAAGCTAAAGCTCTTGCGTATGCTTCTTGTTGTTGGAGCATCTGGTACTGACCACTATCTCCTACTATTCTCTGTGATACTAAAGTAGCAGCTCTAGCTGTTATAAAGTCTTGTACTGGTTGAGGTAAATCTACCCAATCATACTCTTTAATAACATCACACTCTATAGTATCTTCTGTCCATTTGTCTGTATGATGTGCTTTATCATATAGTCTACCGTTTCTACGGACAGCATCATACTCCATATTAGCTGCATTTTCTGTTAGTTTTATCTGGATTATATTATTCGGTATGTTAATATAGTCGTCATCGTCTGGGGTGAATTCAACGTGGTTCTCTTTATTGAAAGTCCAGCCTTCAGCTTGAACCTCTCTGTTCACCTGTAGCAACGTATCGTATACAATCGCAACGTCTGGGTTGGTAGTGTCCAACGTGGTTACAGGAGCCTGACCACATGACGACAGGATTTGATTTATAGCGGGTAATTCTTTTGTAGCGTTAGTGGTAGGAAAAGGCATGATTATAATTTGTAAATAAAAAAGGGAGCCGAAGCCCCCTTATATGTGCATAGATAATATATGTAAATATTAACCGTTTGCTGGATATGTTCCACCGAATGCAGCATTGTTTGTTGAAGCTGGTGCAGCACCTGCTAACAATTCAACACAAGCAGCTGGGTTGAGGAAATCCGCACCCATTGCTAAACGTCCGAGAATAACATCTCCTTGGTAAACCACACTAACATCTCCACTAGTAACTTGTACTTGAGGTCCGATAGCTTCGACTACACCTGCAGCTTCTTTCTGGAAGATAAGTCCGCAAGAGTTAGCAAAGTCTGTAGCATTACCATAGTTACCATTGATACCAGTAACAGAAGCACGTGCGTCTTCAGCTGATGCTCCAATGAATGAGCCTACGTTTCCGGGTGATGTAACACCGGGGTTAGTAGCTGATGCAGAGCCATATAGAGTACCATACTTACCGAAGAATGGGATGTTCATTGACTTGTAGATCTTGATGCCTGCAATCTCAATGATTCCGTTTCCTTTCTGTAAGGAGTCACCCTGCTCGTCACGGTTAACTAGACCGTTAGATCCTACAGCTTGGATTAGCTCGTAGTACT